CATCACAGGCACAAAAAAGGAATGCCGTGATGGTTTGAACTCTCTTGTAGCTGCCTGCGAAAAAGGTCTTGTTAATATGATAATCACAAAGTCTATCAGCCGTTTCAGCAGAAATACCACAGATTGCTTGGAACTGGTAAGAAAGCTGATTAGCCTAAATGTTACCGTGATTTTTGAAAAAGAGAATATTAACACAGGCAGCATGGAGAGCGAGTTGATGCTTTCTATCTTAAGCAGTCTTGCAGAAAGTGAGTCGGTTTCTATTTCTGAAAACAGCAAATGGTCAATACAGAAACGCTTTCAGAATGGAACCTATATTATTTCCTATCCGCCTTATGGATATACGAATGTGGATGGTGAGATGGTAGTTGTGCCGGAGCAGGCAGTTGTGGTAAGGCAGATGTTCGAAGATACGCTTGCAGGAAAAAGTACCCATGCGATTGCAAAGGAACTTAATGACCGTGGGATAGCAAGCAAAAGAGGTGGAAAATGGACTCCCGGAACGGTCAATGCAATTATACGCAATGAAAAGTTCACGGGAGATGTTATTTTCCAAAAGACCTACACGGACAGCCAGTTTAATAGGCATATAAATCATGGAATGGAAAACCAATATTTGTGCGAAGGGCATCATGAAGCAATTGTAAGCCACGAGGTCTTTGACGCTGCAAATGAGGTAATGAATCAGCGTGGCAAGGAAAAAGGCAATGGGGAGCGAACCGAACGCTATCAGAACCGTTATGGTTTCTCAGGCAGAATCAAGTGTGGAGAGTGCGGTGGGGTCTTTAAAAGAAGAATCCACTATAAGCCAAGCGGAAGTTATATCGCTTGGTGCTGTACCCATCATATCGAGGACAGGCACTCTTGCTCCATGAAGTACATTACTGATGACGGTATAAAGACAGCTTTCCTTACCATGATGAATAAACTGGTATTTGCCCATCAGAGTGTATTAAAGCCGCTTCTTCACAGCCTGCAGGGATTTGATGATAAGAACAGGCTCCTGCAGATACAGGAATATGAAACAAAGCTAGAAAAGAACATGGAGCAAAGGCAGGTGCTGACAAGTGTAATGGCAAGCGGACTGTTAGAGCCAGCTCTTTTCAGCAAAAAGATTACGGCTTTAATTTTGGAAGAGAAGCAATTGCAGGAAGGAAAGAAACAGATGATAAACACAGTCAGTGGTGACAGGACAAAGATTGAAGCCTTGGAGAAACTTATGAAATTTCTACTCGCTAGTGAGATGCTGGCGGAATATTC